CAGTTAGAATAAGGATGATGTTTGATAGGGAATATAATGAAGAAGCACTATCTGATTTTCAAAAAGAGTCTATGGCTCTAATTGACCAGATGGATGAGATAGAGTTGGAGGTTGAGGATAATGAGGTCTTTTTGACGCGCAAATATGGCGCCAAGAAAGCGGCTGCAATTTTGAAGGCTATGCAAGAACCATTAAATGATGATGACATTTGGTCAGAATTATTTGTAAAAATGGAAGTTTATGTGGGGAAACGCCCTGAGAATTTTAAACCTAGGATGATTTGGTCAAGAACAATCAAATTATTAGGATATTTCTCTAGGTATTTTCATGCATTAGGCAATGCTATGAAGAAGCTGTTTAATGGTAGATATAAGTGTTATTACGCGTCGGGGGCAACACCGAGTGATATTGGAAAATACGGAATGTTAATTGACTCTTTCATTAGGAAGTTGGAGTCTGACGTATCTAACTGGGATGGGTCTCAGTTATGGGAAATGTTATCAGTTGAGTTACATTTCCTCAAAACGAAAGTTAAAGGTTGGCCTGATGAGATTGAATGGTTGTTTAAGAACTGGTTCAAGATGTGGGGTCGTTCTAAGGATCGTAAGTTAAGATTTAAGTCTACGCAAGGTAGGCGTTCGGGGGACTTGTGGACGTCATTAATGAACTCATTAATAAATTTGTTAGTTCATATGTACATCTACAGGTTAACTTGGGAATCAGAATTTGCTTTGGTCGTTTTGGGAGATGATAGTAACTTAGGTGGCAACATTGAAGGTAGTGTGGAATTCTATGAGCAGAGATATAGGATGATAGGTATGAAGTGTGAAATTATTGAAAGAGATTCAATTTTCAATTCAACTTTTTGTTCCGGAAGATTTTGGAATGTTGGAGGGCAGGCCGTTTGGGGCTGTAACCCGTGGAGAACATTGGCGAAGTTAGGAATAAATTATCATAATCATCCGGAGAAGTTATTTAAAAGACTTCTCTTTGGAACTGCGAAAGGAATGATGACTATCGGCGGTCATGTACCAATTCTTAGAATCTTTTTGATTAAAATTATTGAGACAGCTGAACGTGATGGATTAACGGCTTATGTTGATAACAGGTCGGAAAATCCTTACAAGTTTGCAGGAGGTGTATGTTATGAGCCAACAATGGAAACAATGGACCAGTTCTGTGAGATATATGGAATGAGCCGGTTTCAGGTGTTGGCAATTGAAGAATACCTCAGCTTAACAGTTGATATAAATGATTTTCCTTATAACTTAAGTGGTAATTCAATTGAGTTAGGAATCCAAGTAGATTCAGGAGACATGCCAGAGTTAAACGTCAGAAGTGAGTGTGAAAGAGAATGGGTAGTGGATGTAATACCCAAATTTGAGGAGCGTGAGAAGTTGAGATTGGCTAAGCTGAGCGGGCGGTCACCTTTGGTGGTTGCTGCGAAGTGGGGCTACTCAGAATATGAAGAAGGCTCTTCATTTATAAATGTGTTTGCACACGTGGTGTTCACACTAATATCCCTTTTAAATATAGAGTGGGGCACTAAGTGCCATTCTAAATATAATGGAGCTGTTATGAATGTCAATCAAAAGTATCTCTGTACTAAGAAAAAGAAGAAGGTTGAGGTTGTAATGGTGG